CGATAGACAAGTAGTTCTTATCGAACAACGTTTTTGTTGGAGAAGGAGTTAAACCCGCTGGGTAAGCTCCTTGAGATGCAAAACTCATGTTTTAAATCTTTTAAAGTTTATTTTCTAATTTTCACACGCAGTTTACCAGAATCATCACCACTAATCGCTCTTACCTTGAATCCACCGACTTGAGTGGTCTGCTCATGAGTACCTCTTGGACTCATATCAATGTTCTTAGAACGTTGAGCGCTTTCCTTCATCGCGTCAGCTTTACCTTGTTGGTAAAAGTGGTTAGCTACAGCATCTGCGTTCATTGCTGTAAATAAGGCCTTGTGATACCCCTTAGCGTCACCTATAGTATTGTCTTCAGCTAAAAACTTTTTAGTGAAATTACTTAGATCGCTTTGTTGTTCCTTGACCTTGCTAGCGTCTTTAACATTAAATCGGTACTTCTTGTCACCAACCTCATATTCAAAACCTTTGAAATTCTGGCTGAAGACTTGAGCTGTTTTATTTCTAAAAACCGAGTTTTGCTTTTCAGCTAGCTTGGATGATTCTTCGTTTTCTTGTTTATAACGATTAAAAAACTCAACCGCTTTCTGCTGCTCAGGTGTTAACCTGCTACCAGCTTTAATCTCATCGTAATACTTGCTCTTCATACCGTTCAAGTGCTCTTTAGCTCTTTGAACTTCTTCTTTGTAGAGTAGTTTTTTACGTTTAATCTCTCTTTCGTCGTCTAGCTCTTCATTGAAAGAATAACTGTCTTCGATTAAGAAATTAACTTCATCTTCATCAAGGTGAGGTTTAGTCGCCTTGTAATATTCTTTAACCAATTGATCCTCATTTAGAGCATCGATGTCTTGGTTTAATCTAACGTAATCTTCAAGCGTTCCACCAGTTTCATTCATGAACTCGACTAGCTTCTCTACGTTTTCAGGTAAATTAAAGTTTACCTTTTCCTTCTCAACCGGAGCAGGCTCTTGCTCTACGTCAGCACTTTCAGATGGCTCTTCTGTAACTTCTTCTTCAGTTACTTCTTCGAGCACCCGTACTTCTTCAGCGGGCTCTCCGTCATCTTGTATGGGCTCATCTTCGCTGGACTCTTCCCGTACTTCGCTGGGCTCACTGCTTTCTGCGTCACTGGCTGTGGGTTGCTCTGACACTGGCAGTTCATCGTCGGGCATCCGCACCCCGGTTTCTTCGGCATTTTCGCTTGATACGCCATCTTCTTCTTGTTTAAAGTTTCTTAAATCAACCTTGATGACACCGTCATCTTCAGTCGTGGCCTGAACTTTTTGTTCTTGGCTCTCCATGTTTTCTTCTTCCATGTCTAAATAAAATATTAAAAGATACTATAGTTTATATTACCTAGGTTCGTAATAACCTAATCCAAAACCTCCTGTAAGAGTATCATTACCAGATGATTCAAAATCTTTAGGTGGTTTTCCTTTTTGTCTCTGCTCTATTAGCTCACTTTGTTGAGTAGCTTGGATTTTAGTTCTCTTGTCTTTTCTGTCCTCCTTGTACTCATCGTTTTTCTTTTGAGTTTCAACATCAACGCCTCTTAACTGCATGTTGTACTCAAACTCTTTAGCCATAAGTTCTTTTTTGATATCAGCTTCTGTTTTAAGCTTCTTCATATCAAGTTGAGACTGTAGTTCAGCAAGTTGAGCTTTACCCTGAGTAATAACTTGTTGTTTTTGAGCTTCAGCTTGCGCAACAGCCTGTTGTGTCTGAGCGTTAGCTTGAGCTTGAGCCTGCATGTTTTGTTGAGCGATCTGCTGGTCCTTTTCTTGTTTCTTACGTCTACGTAGTTTCAAGAGTTGGTTAGCTAGCTTAACATTTTTAATTTCCCTAACATCAATAGCGTCCTCTAAGTTGATAGACTGTTGAGCTAAAGCTTGTTGTATGTTGTTCTCAAGCATTTGCTTTTCTTCTTCGTCAGGCGCTAGTTCAATAAAGATACCAAAATCATGCAAGTGAAGATCACCAAGTTCGGCGATAATCTCTGTTTTATGAGCGCCAATTTTATTAATCAACGCTTCTTTCATCGGTGAGTATTCTATGATATCTGAGATCATAAGGGAGATACCCTCGGCTAACTCAGCTGTCAAGAAAAGACTAGACTGTAAAATGTGTCTTGTAGCTGTATTTGAATTAGCAGCGGCGAGTTTCTGCACGCCAACTAAAGCATTTTTATCAGGCATAGAACCATCACGAGCTTCGTTAAGACCCGTTACATCGCGGATCATTTGAAGGTAATAGTTGTACGTGTTGATTAACGCTTGTATCTTCTGCCCACCAGCGGCTGACGTAACTTCTTGAATAGGCACTTTACCAGGGTTGATATCACCTTCAGATGTGAACGAACGCCCGATGATACTACCCGTTTGAAAGAACATATTCAATGCTTCTTGTGGGTTGTAGTTAGTGCCGTTACCTAGGTCAATCTCAGCAAGACCATCAGCATCGATGTATATACCATCCGGAACCATACGCGTCAACACTTGTTGTAGTTTTAAGTGCGTAAGCTGGATCATATCCGCAAAACCAGTGATTCTCGAAACGATAGACTCGATACGACCTTGATACATACGAGGAGCTACCATGCTGTAGTTCATCTTAACCTTAGTGTCGTCACTCTTAGGTCTCATCATGTTTTTAGCCATATCCCATTTTAATAGGATATCAGTACCCAAAATCAAAGCACCTTCGTATAGAACTTCTAGTGATCTAGAAACTTTACTAAACTGACCTTCTAGATCAGCAGGTGGGTCAAACTGGTCGTCTTTTATAATAACCTTGCTAGCACCGGTAGCTGTTTCTTTAACCTTATAAACCTCGTTCATATATGTCTTGTAGTTGAAATACAAAACCTGAACTGTGTTGGCGTCAATAGTATGGTTGTTTCTAGGAGAGTTACTGTAGTGACCTCTGTCGTAGATGCTTTTCTTCAATAACTCGTCTAGCTGCTCGTTATCTAGTTCTGGAAACTGCTTCTTAAGCTCGTTTACGGTTACGTTTTTAACTTCACCTACGTAATAGATGTCGTCAAAATAAGGAGACTCAGAAAAAGAGTAAACCATTGCTGATGGATCAACATACTCTACCTTTATACCCTCTGACTTGTTAAACGTGTTCTTTACACAAGCCATACCAAGAACAGTTAGATCGTAGTTAAGTCTCTTTCTAATGTTCTCATATTTATTATCTTCTAATATAGTCCTGATAGCTTGCTCCTCAGCTATTTCGATGCCTTGCTTATAGGTTAGCTGCATGTGCAACTCTAGCTCTTCTTGGCTATCTGGTAGCGTTTGTTTTGGGTTTTCGTATAGACTAACACCAAAAGCTTCTTCAGCAAAATCAGATAACTCCCTAGTTTGCATGTCTCTGATAATGGACTCCATATACTGTGTTCTCTTTGAAACACCGTAAGGGTCTTGAGCAAATGCCTTAACATCGTATGTTCTCTCTGATATACCGTTTACTACGATATCTACAAACTTAGGAATAATAGGTACTGGCTTCCAGTCTAGGTTTAAATAAGAAAGATCTCCGTTAATAGAAAGCTCGTCCTTGTATTTCTGAATAGACTGCTCTCCACGAGCATATTGTCTTCTATTGTGAAAGGTTTCTTGATTACTGTGAAAACGGTATACACCACCGTCTCTTTTAAACCACTCGTCTTCTATAGCCTTCGCTACTTTTAGACCGTAATCGTAACTTACCTTTTCTAAATCACTAGCTACTTGGCTAGGAAAATAACTCTTTACAACTGACTCAGCCATAATCTTCCATTATCTGCGATCTCGAACCGCTATTTTTATACCTTGCAATACCTAAGTTTATAGTTCTTGTACTTCTATCCGCAATTGGTTTATACAAATGCCTGTTGCAAGCCATTATCGCTAAACCAGAACTAATAGAAGCATCAAACTTTGTCCTCTTGTTTATATCGAACCTACTCCAGTCGTTCAAAGTCCTGTTTAGGTACATTGTACCGTAAGTTCCGTCTTCAAGAAGCCCAACATGCTTTTCTATATAAGTTTCAATAGCAGCGGCATGCGCTTGTTTTATATCTTCACTCGTGTTTGGTATACCACCTATTTCTTTCTCAGTAGTAGATAGTTTATTCCAAACTTTATCTGGCCTGTTCATTGAGAAACCTCTATAACCTCTTTGTTTTAAGAAATACAAAAACCTAGGCTTGTTGTTCTCTGCTAAAACAGGCATACCATAAAATACAAGAGCTTTCAATATATCCTCGAAAAATATCTCTGCAGTTTTCGGCCTTGCCACATATTCGAGGAAAAAGTGGTTTGGCGGAGCGTTCTCCATTGAAAACTTAGTTAAACCGTGCAGCGCGCCATTAGAACCCTTACCATCAACTGTACCGCTAATATCGTAAGAATCACATCCAAACGCGCCCATGTGGTCATTACCAGGATATTTAATCCCATTTTTTATAATCACTCGATTTTGCAGTTGTTTATCTGGAACCCAAGAAATTATAAATCTACCTTTGGGATCTGGGCTGAAAAACACGGTAGTATCTTTAACACCATTTTCCCAATGAAAAGAACCTCTGGTTATTAAACCATCTCTTACTGTGCCCTCGTTAAAATCTATCTGCTCGTATATTCTAGCTAAATTGAATATACTATTTTTAGTCTCATCTCTAAACGCGTGCTCCTCTGTTCTTGGAAACTGTCTGTAAAATTCATTAAGAGCGTCTTGGTCGTTTTTAAGACCTTCTGCTTCATTCTCCCAGTTCTCAATAACACCTATATCTATTTCTTCACCGAAAGGTCCTTCAGTCGGTTCATCGGGAGTTTCAAATACGGGATTACCATACTTGTCAATGAAGCCTTCATAGTTCCATTCCATAGGTATGAACAAGCTGTATAATCCTGATCTCGTTTGTCCATTTTTGTTTCTTTGGGTAACGTCAGAATCGTAATACAACTTTTTAAAATTCTCACCACCTTTATCTAACGCGTTGGACGTTGATCCCATCATACATTTACCTATGATTCTAGAACCTAGCCTTAAACATGTTTTAGTAACACGCCAGTTGTTAAGTATATTATCAGGTTTCTCCCACTTACCACTTTCATCGTGAACTAAAAGTCTTAGCTTTTCACCATCGTAAGAGTTATCACCAGTGTTTTTCCAGTCAATAGTAGTATCAAGACCTTCTAGTATCTCCTCGTCTGTCTTTTTTATATTCTTTCTAGTAAGCTTTGATGCTGGCACCCTATACGCTAGCTCAGACTTAGGACGGTCCATACCATCTTGTATAGGCTTAAAAAAGAAAGGGTAGTTGACAGATATAGGTACAACCTTATCTGTAAACATTTTCTTGGCATCAGCACCAGACTTGGATAATATACCAAATCTAG